GTCTCCTTGTTGACCGGGTCCTCGAAGAAGACCTTGTACACCCAGTTGCTCGGTCCCTTCGGGTTGCAGGTGCCAACGTACTGCTGCGGCCCGTTGATGTGTCGTCGACGGTTCAGCTGGGCTGCGATCAGCGAGAAGTAGTCGGTGCCCTCGCAGTCGGTGAGCTCGTCCATCAGGACGAAGGATGGGTGGATGCCCTTGATGCGGCCGGCGATCGCCTCCTCGTACGGGATGGCGATCTGAAGGATCGTCGACCATCCGCCGAAGCGGTTGGCAACCTTCATAATCCGATCCTTCGTGTTCGGGTCCAGCTTCGACGGGATCCACTCGAGGCTGATGCCATCCTCCCAGGCGGGAAGGATCAAGGTCTCCAGGTCGTGGATGACACCGAATTTGCCGGTTCGGACGGAGGGTGTGACGATGAGGCCGAGAGCGTCCCAGTTCTCGTAGCAGTGCCGCACCATCTTGTGCTCGCCGCCAATCGACTTGCCCGAGCCCTTCTCGCCGTAGGCCAGGATGAACGGGTTGGTGTCGTCGAAGATCTTCTTCTGGGTGGGATTGAGATCGGGAGACCACGCCGATTGGCTGGTCTTCCGTGGGGCGTGATCGGGCTCGAAGTCGAGCTCCAGCGCCGCCAGCGCCTCCATCTCCTCAGGTGAACCCATCGTTGACTCCTATGTCATGTTACCATATCAAAAGGGAAGCAATTTAAGCAAGGAAGCCAGAGGCTCAACATGAAGAACAAGCTGATCATCTCCCTGAAGGACAACCCTGAACTCCAGGAGTACTTCGCCAAGAAGGGTGTTGGCCGTGAATGCACCCTCGAGGTGACCGCCTCGGTCGACGACATGACCCCTGATCAGGCGACCCTTTCCGTTTCTGAGGTTGAGGCCTACGAGGAGTCCGAGCCCGAGGTGGCCAGCGAACCGGCCAGCAAGGATGGCGATTACTCGGACAAGACCGAGACGGCGTCCTCCATGATGAGCGCCTTCAAGAAGTGACGGAGCGCGACGCATCCAACCCGAAGACGTTTCGAGTCGTCCGGTACTACCGCGACATTGGAGTATGGGACGGGTGGGGCATCGAGCGTTTCAGGAAAGCATGCGCCCTTCTGCAGGAAAGTCCGGAAGAGCTGGCCGCATCATGCGCCATCCCGAACAGCCAACTGCGGCAATGGATGGCGCGAGGAAAGTTTCCGTCGTACGCCGCGCTCCTGTTCCACATGCGTGAGCAGGACTGGTTCAGGGCCAAAAAACTCAAGGAATAAAATGCCACTCAACTTCAAGCTCCTGGAGGCCAATCAAACCTCCGACGAATCGCTGGCGGCGCTGATGACGGCGAGCATGGATCGGCTGGGTCCGGATGCCACCGATGCCGCGAAGACCCAGATGCAGGACCTCTGTCGCAAGAGGAAGATCCTGGAGGACATCATCGCCTCACGCATCGACGAGGGCGCCATCCGATCGCTGTCCGCCGCGCACCTGCACGGAGCTGTCGACCTGGCCTGGGACTCCTCGACCATCACCAAGCACAACATCCCGCTGGTCATGTATGCTCAGCGTCGAATCGACACCGAGAAGTGCATTTCGGCGCTCAAGCAATCCGGTGGCGATCGGTTCGTCAGGGTGGCCCAGGACGGGAAGAAGGAGATCGACCTCCCGAAGTTCACCGAGGTCTCGATCAACCTTGTCCGCTCGATCATCACGCGCCGCGTTGCCGCCCAGAGCGCCCGGTTCACCAACCTCTATCCGTTCTTCAAGTACGAGGGCCGCGGCACCAGCGAGATCGACAAGCTCCGCGCCGACGTGCTCTCGCAGCGGATGGACATCATGTCGGACCAGTACGGGTATCGACCGCTTATCATCCAGTGCATCCGCGACATGCTGATGTACCCGTTCTGCATCGCCTTCCCGGCGGCCAAGTGGGACCGCGAAGTGGAGTGGTACGACGCGGACATGGATCGCGCCGAGGAGCTGCAGAGCCAGCAGCCTGAACCGAAGAGTAGGGTGCGCCGCGAGGGTGTTCCGATCATCCTGCCGCATGCCAGCCGCGTTTTCTACGACACCTCGCATCCGGTTTCCTCGATCAACTCGGACAGCGGCTGCGAGTACTTCGGGTTCTGGGACGTGGTCCGCTTCGGCAGCATCGTCAACAACGCGAACTACTTCAACCTGACCGCGGTCGCATACGACGCCAACCGCAACTCCTGGTTCAGCAATCACTCGAGCTACTTCACGCAGTACTACACCACGATCACCCCGTACAAGGCCGAGCAGATCGGCGCCAACAACGATCGCAAGAGCGGGGTCGGCGAGTTCTCCCAGTCGATGCTGGACTCGTCGGTGTTTATCACCCACGTCTACATGAAGCTGATCCCCAACCAGTGGGGCTTCGGCAAGTACCCGTTCCCGGTCTGGGTCCATTTCGTCGTGGTCAACTCCCGCGACGTCATCGCCGCGGAGATCATGCCGGACTGCCCGGGATTCGTCTTCGCGTACAACAACTCGAGCCAGCGGCTGATCAACCTGTCGATGGCCCACGAGCTGATGCCGTTCCAGGACCAGCTCTCGAATCTGTTCAGCCAGCTGCTGGAGTGCGCCAATCGCGACGCCTTCGGTATCGCCATGCTGAACCTGGACGCCTTCCCGGTGGAGAACGCGGACTCCAAGAAGACCCTCGAGGAGTTCCGTGATGCCATGAGGGGCAAGGCCTTCTTCTCGAAGGTCAGCACCATGGAGGTCTCGATCACCAAGATGAAGGAGCTTGGTGTCGACCTGAACAACATCTTCACCGTGGTGCGGCAGCCACCCAACACCGGGCTGAACACGATCATCAAGGCCATCGGCGACACCATTATGATGGCTGAGCGCGTCATGGCGCTCTCGCCCCAGGAGCAGGGCCAGCAGAGCCCCCGCGAGACCTCTGCGACCGAAGTGCAGATCATCGCCGGCACCACCGAGAACATCTACCAGTTCATCAGCGACGCGGTCGACGAGGGTCGCTCCGCGATGAAGCGGTATCTCTACAACGCCCTGATCTCCCTGGGCACCGAGGACATCTACCTCCCGGTGGTCAGCCGGTATCGCAGGGAAGTCGCCGAGAAGGCGGGCTTCACCATCGAGAACGAGTCCGATGCGGCCCAGATGCCGAGCGACGCCCCGCGCCAGTTCACGGTGGTCGGGAAGAAGCGCAACCTCGTCGCCGAATACGTTTTCAACAGCCGCGACGGTGCGGAACGCGCATCGAACATCCAGGGCGCCCAGACGCTCGTGCAGATGCTCGGCGTGCTCATGCAGCCGGCCGTGCTGTCGATGCTCACCAAGGAGAAGCTGGCCGACATCATCAACACCATCATCCGCCAATCGGGTGCCGGTGTGGATGTCATGGTCGAGCCTGCCCCGGGCGAAGGAGGGAGCCCGGTTCTCGGACAAACTCAAGCTGTCCCGGGAGCCGCTCCGACCGCCATCCCGGATCAGGTTCTACAGGGCCAGATTCCCCGCGCATAACAAGACCAGGAGAGGCACATGTCCACCGAAACACAACAGACCCCACAGACCCCGCAGCGGCTCATTGACGACCCGCTGCTTTCAGCACTCGCCGAAGACCTGAACCTCATCAGCCAGACGGAGCGTGCGGTCGAGAAGACCGAGCCGCCGCCCATCAAGCCGGTCGAGGATCCGGCGGCGACGGCAAAGACCGAAACCAAGCCCACGGAGACCAAGCCGGTCGAGCAGCCGATCAAGGGCTCGGTCAAGCCGCGGGTCAGCATCGCCGAGGAGGTCAAGAAGGCCGTCAGGGAGGTGCTCCCCGCGCCGCCCGTCCCGCAGCTCCCGCCCAAGCAGGAGCCAGCCGAGGACAAGATCGACACGGCCGGCTTGGTCGATGCCCAGATCGAGGAGCTCGAGGACGCGATGTATCTCGAGAAGAAGGACCCTTCCAAGAAGGGGTTCGCCAAGAAGCTGAACGAGTTCTACCGCTCGGTGGACAAGTGGGTGGCCGATCACAAGGACGATCCGGATCGCACCTTCGACGAGAACGATCGCGAGTTCACCGCCTTCCTCGAGAAGAGCAAACCGAAGTGGGACGGCGGGCAGCGAGACAAGATCCGCCGCGATCGCATCGTCGAGGAGACCAAGCAGCGTGCCCTCGAGGAGGTCAAGCCCCAGATCGAGCAGGCCAACAACATGGCCCGCGAAGCCAAGTATGGCCCGGTCCTGGAGCGTCGCCTCAACGAGGCTGTCGGCGAGTTCGACAAGCTGACCTCCAGCGAGGACCCCTTGGAGAAGGATGTGTTCACGCAGTCCAAGGAGACCTTCAGCACCCTGGCCTCGGACTGGCTCCGGCTCACCGAAGGCCTCGACAGCCTGCAGGCGCCCAGGGACAAGCAGCAGGCCTCGCGTCATGCCTGGCTGTTGAATTTCGTCGCCAACAAGGGCGCCGAGTTCGAGGCCAAGGGTGGTGACGCCAAGGTGCGCGACGGCAAGACGTTCCTGCACCCGGCCGAGTACGGCCGCCGTCGTCAGTCTGGCCAGGATGTCTCCGGCCACTGGACGTTCACCCAGGACGACATCGTCTCCCGGCTCCGCGATGAGGTCATCAGCGAGGCGAAGGATATCATCCAGGAAGAGGAAAAACGGGCCACTGAACGGGGGTTTGTCCGGCAGAAGCCGGCGGCCAAGCCCAAACCGGCAGAAGAGCCGAAGCCGACAGGTGGCATCCGTGCGACCACCACTCCCGCTCCTGGTGCGGTGCAGCCCAGTGAAAACGGGTCTCTGGATCACCCAGGCACAGAGGTCATCAGTATTCTCGGCCTCCGGTAGAATTTACCGAACAGGCAAATCGCCATCCCGCCGCTGTCGCGCTGACAAAACGCGATGCCGGCGGGCCTTTTTTTGCCACCGCACCGGAGGAGTGACAGAACGGGAACGAGACAAGGAGACACCACAGGAGTTAATAATATGTCTGTCCAGACCCAGTTCCCCGGCTTCAATGCCAACAACTGCACGCCGCTGTTTTTCGATGTCGACGGCAGTGCCGGCGCATCCCTGACCCGTGCTGACATTCGTCCCTTCACGAAGGACGACTTCGCTGCACAGGGCTTCAAGGAGGTCGGCATGGACCGCATCATCGCCCAGACCAAGGAGGCCCGCCTCGTTGGTGTTCAGCAGCGGTCCCTGATGGACCTCATCCTTTCCCGCCATGCCCCGCTCAAGGAGGGCAGCCCCGGCAAGGACCAGTCCATCATCGCCCCGTACCGGCTCGTCCCGCGCCGGACGCTCGTCAACATCAACTACTTCCTGATCTCCGCGGGCAGTGCCACTCCCCCGAACGATCCGGCCACCCCGTTCCCGAGCTCGCTGCCGGCGACCGCGTGGTATCTGACCGTCGCCGCCTCGACCGGTGGCTTCGGCAGCGCGATCAAGAACATCGAGAAGTACTTCCTCCCGGGCATGTACATGGTCGCCGAGACCACCGCCCGCCACGCCGGCACCCCCTGGCAGACCTTCGTTGGCGGTGGCAACATCGACTCCGGCCTCACGATCCAGTACCGGGTCGTCGCCGCGGTCGGCAAGTCTGGCGACACCAACACCGCCTACCTGGTCGTCGCTCCGACCGAGTTCCAGTCCTACGAGGCCAGCGTTTCCGCTTGGAACGCCTACAAGGGCAACACCAGTGGCTCGCCGTCGCCCCAGGCCCGGGCGGCCTCTGCTGAGGTCACCAAGGGCACCCTCCTGCTCATGGCCAACTCGGTCTCCGACAAGGAGGCCTGGTGCAACCAGCAGCCGGCCATCAACAACCTGGGACTCATCGAGTACTGGCGCCAGACCTACCGCTGGACCCACCAGTACAACGACGAGTACCTCAAGGCGCTTGAGGCTCCGCTCACCTCGGACTTCTACAAGAAGTTCCGCAACCTGCCGATCGCCGAGCAGCGGCGCCAGCAGGAGATGCTGATGCAGAAGTGGTACTTCAACACCGTCTTCTACGGTCAGCGCATCTCCGACAAGCAGGCCCTCAACAGCTGGACCGAGCTGCCGACGGTCGACGACATCACCAACCCGGGCAACCCGCTCGAGTACAAGTCGAACACCCTCGGCATTCGCACCCAGCTCGGCGAGTGCGGCAAGGTGCTCGACCTCAACGGTGGCGCCCTCAACGTCGACACGCTCATGGAGCTGTCGTACAACCTGAAGCGCGAGCGCGGCAACGACGGTTCCTCGATCGAGACCATCGACCTGATGGGCGACCGTTTCACCAAGTCCAAGCTGCGCGATCTGATGATCGGCTACTACAAGGCCAAGTACGGCGCGAACATCCAGATCAACATGCAGCTCGGGCAGAAGATCGTGGACAGCGTCACCAACCGGATGGTGTTCGAGTACGACAAGTACGACCTCCCGGACCAGGGTGTCTCCATCGCCTACTTCACCGACACGTTCTTCGACGACCGCATCGCGGCGTCGGCGAGCCTCGGCGCCTCGGCCGGCACCAAGAACCGCGCCCGCCAGCTGTGGATGGTCGACTGGTCCGACATCCTCGTCGGCGTGCTCGGCAGCCGCTCGGTGAGCCGCCAGACCAACCTGGCCGACAACCTGTACAACTGCGTGATCGACCCGAACGTCAATCACTACAAGCTGAACAGCCGGACCATCGAGGTGCAGGTCGGCAACGCCAACCGGCACACCGTGATCGAGAACTTCAGCGACGCCTGCCCGACGGTCACCGTCAGCGGCTGCGCCCCGACCACGCCCTAACCCAACCGATGACGGGGAGCCCTGGTGAAAACTGGGGTTCCCCGTCACTTCTCCTTCAACCGCAACCGTAGAAAGCATATCTCATGGCTCATTCCGCTACTCCCTCCCACCAGACTGGCGCCGTCCAGAAGCCGTTCGTTCGTGAAGCTGGCGACCGATCCTTTGCCGGTGAAGTCGAGTTCCAGAAGGTTGTCACCCTCCAAAACCCTGTTCGACGCAAGGTAACCGTCGTTGCCTCCGCCGGAAGCGTTCAAGGTGACGCTGCCGCAATTCCGGCTGAAGCGAACTTTATTTCCGTCACCGGAGCCGACGGCACGAAGGGCGCGATTCTTCCGCCCGTCCCTGCCGGCAGCGAGCTGGTGATCTACAACGCTGGCGGATCAGCCCTCAAGGTGTACCCGCAGACCGGCGGCGCGATCGGAGCTGGATCGGCAAACGCGTCGGTCAACCTGTCCTCGAGGGCTACATTCCGGGCGGTTTGCCTGGATGGCGTGAACTGGACTGCGCCCTGAATCATCTTTGGTGCTGTCCTCTCCCGGCACCTAACCCGGCTCCCGGCGTGGCGCGTTGTCGCGCCGGGGGCTTTTTGTTGCATCAGATATGAAATTCGCCCGTTTTTTCACGATCATTGCAATCCTCCTGGCCTTCGTCGGCTGCTCAGTGTTCAAGCCGGCGACCGGGAACCAGTCCAAGATCGAGGCGAAAGCCGGCGTCGTGGACGGAAAGCTGACTGAGGAGTCCCGCGCCCTGACCACGGGCGCCCTCGACGCCCTCGGCTTCGCACCCACAAACCCTCCGACCCAGCTGGCCAAGCGTTTCCTGGAGCGCGACCAGCAGATCGAGGGCGTTCCTGCAGAGCGCATCGACGTTGCCGGCATCCTTGCCACGAACAAGGCGGCGATCGAATCGCTTGAGCGAAGGTTCCTCCAGCAGCAGCAGCTCTTGGAGGAGCGCACTGCCCTGAGGGCCGAGCTCGAGAAAGCCAACGCCAGGCTTCTGGAGCTCGGCCGAATGTACGAACAGGAGAAGTCCAAGTCTCTGGTCGGAAGGATCAAGGCTTGGGTGCTCGGGACGTTTGGTCTCGGCGGCCTGATCGCACTCGTCATCTTCTGTCCCGCGGCCCTGCCCATCATTGGGTCCATCGCCTCGTTCCTGGTGTCCAGGATCCCGTCGGTCGCGAACCTGATCGGAGTGGTCGGCAAGAGCGCCTTCGACGCCGTGTGCAAGGGCGTCGGGAATGCTCGCTCCAGCCTGAAGGAGGCGTCGAAGCACAATCCCGACAAGAAGTACTCGGCCGCCGAGGTGCTTGAGATGCTCGACACCGAGCTGAAGGAGTCGACCGAGGTTGGCTCTGCGAATTTCCGTCCGCTGATCGAAGCCCGTCGTAGCCAGCTGAATGTATGATCGCTATCCTTCACTTCATGTTCGGCGACTCGGAGCGGGCTAATTCCGTGCCGGCGATCCTGGCCAAGGGCTCGCTGGGGATTGCTGCTGCCGTGACCGCGAAGGCGTCTGCGACGGACCTTGCCGGCTACCTGCAGCTTACCGCCTTGATTCTTGGAATCCTTGTAACGCTACTCACGATCATCAGCTTGGTCCTGACGATTGAGCGCAAGTGGCGCATCCGCAGCCATGAGCGCAGCAGCGGTCACATTCTCAACGTCAAAGACGAGCGGTGACTTGACCAGAGTCTGCGCTCAGCAAAACATTCACCCATGGATCCGAAATACTTTCGCGTGATGGCCCTTGATGGAGCCGTCAACTTTATCCCGACTGGCTCGTTCAACGGCAAGTTCTACGGCGTCACCAAGGTGGAGGCTGAGGAGGAGTACAACCGCCTCAAGGCTCGCGGGTGCGCTGAGATTTCGGCCGAGGAGTACGATGCAGAGGCCAAAAAAAAAGCCCTGTCTCCGACCTCTTTGGACGACTTTCGGCCTCTAGTGGAGGTGGTCAAAATTGCGCGACCTGCGGAAAGCAAGCCTACTGAGAAGCCTGCTGCGATCGCCGTCGAGTCCGTTCGCACCGCCGTTCCCGTCCCCAAGGCCGCTTCCGCCGTGAAGGCCTAATCCGATGACCTGGTCTGCATTCAAGGCGATGGTCGATTCGCTGCTCGCTCTTGAGCGGCGCCGGATCGGCGTGCAGCCGTTCATCGATCTACAGGTGCGCCTTGCCGTCGGCCACGTCCAGCACCTGATCGAGTACTACCGCCGCGGGATGGTCACGACCATCGACCACGACGACACGCAGCCCGACGGGTTCGCCTCGAAGGTCAAGCTGCCGCCTGGCGCGATGATCCGTTCGGTCTTCCACGTCCGCACCGGATCCCGAGTGATCTCCCGGCCGATGTACCAGGTCGATTGGTCCAACGCCCGGGACCTGCGGGCGGGCGTCGTCGATTCCCGGACCCAGTTCCGGTACTCGATCAACCCCCGGGACGGTGGCCGCGACATGCTGGCCTACCCGATCCTTATGGAGGGCTACTCGATCCGCATCGAGTGGGATGCCATCATCGGCCGCTCGTCGGAGATCCAGTACCAGGATTCCGACGAAGTGCCGTTCGATGAGCCGATGGCCCAGATCGTCTACCACTACGTCAAGAGCCGACTGGCCTCCGAGGTGGACAACAATCTCGCCATGAAGCGGGAGCACGAGCTCGACATGCGCGTTGGCGTCAATCGGCTCTACGCGGAGGTGCAGGAGCGCCAGCGCCGCAAGATCGCGGAGTCCGAGGCCAGCAACCTGCAGCCGTGCCGAAGCGAGGGCCTGGTCACGAACATCCCGGGCGCAGCCTGCGGCACCATCGACCCCGAGACGCTCACCCTGTGCAAGCCTGTGGAGCCTGCCGGTGTGGAGTGGGTCATGTTCGGGGACTCCGGCGAGTACGCCACGATCAACGACACCGCGGCCGTCGCGAGCGTCGTCAACGCGGTCAACCCGGACTTCGTCTTCCACATGGGTGACGCGGCCTACGGCTTCAACGGGAAGCCCGACGGCAGCCCGGTGATCCTCAATGACATGTTCCTGAAGTTCTACTGGAACATGGTCTCCACCGGCCGGATGTGGTTCACCCCGGGCAACCACGACCTGATCACGGGCTACGGCGACCCGATCCACGCGCTGCTCCCGAACGTCAAGGAGAAGATCGGCACTACCCGCTTCGCCGCTCGCAAGCTCTGGTACGACTTTGCCGTGGGCAACGTCCGGTTCTTCGTCGTCAACAGCGGCATCAACGACTCCGACTCCAACATCTTCATCAGCGAGGCCCGCGCCTGGCTGGCTGAGCGGACCTGCGCCTCGAAGGAGCAGTGGTTCGTGCTGACCCACCACCGCCCGCAGTACACCTCGGATTCGTCCCACGCTCCAGGGTCCGCGCTGATGCGTCAGCTGACCCCGCACCTGTTCGGGATCGATCTGGTCGTCAGCGCCCATGCCCACAACTACGAGCGTATCCTGGACCAGCATGGCCTGATGCACGTCATCTGCGGCCTCGGTGGCGCGACCAAGCGTGGACCCGGAGCGTCCGTGGCTGATGGGCACCAGTTCTTCTACAACTCCAAGAACGGGTTCCTCCGGTTCTTTGCTGACGCCGACACCATGCAGTTCGAGCTGGTCAACGTGGACGGCGCGGTGGTGGATCGCATGACGCTGCAGAAGCCGGTCGAGCCCCGTGAGTGCCTGTACGCCTACGCGCCTTGAAGCTCATTCCGCACGAGAAGACCTACAAGGGGAGGAGCGAGATGTGGCTGGAGAGCCCGATGCCAGCCAACGTCCTCGAGGCCTTGGAGCGCAACCGCCCCAAGCCCCAGGAGTTCTGGCTCTTTGATCAGTCCACGATGGAGAGGCCGGACATGCGGGCCTACAACCCGTCGATCCTGCGCCACGACGGAAAGCTGATCATGGTCTACCGCCGGCACGGCCTCGAGGATCTCGGGCCGGAGGGTTGCGGCTCCACGTCCGAGGTGGTCCTGTGCGATGTGGGTGGCGATCTGCGGACCCTGTCCAACCACCGGGTCATTCCAGGCCTGCGCGGCCCGCACAGCGAGGACTGCCGGATCTTCCACCACAACGACCGGCTGCACCTGTCCTACACGTCCACCAGGTATCTGCAGGGAGGCGGGTGGGAGTGCGAGATGCAGGCGGCCCTGTACGACGCCGGGGGCGCCCACGCCCACTACGACAATCGCTTCGGATTCAACGGCTCCCTCTTTGAGAAGAACTGGACCTACTTCTCCCACCGGGAGGGGCTCCGGTTCGTCTACCAGATCGAGCCGTTCGTCGTGTTCGAGGTTGGCACCCGCCGCAGCTGGTCCCACCGGCACCTGGGTGAGTGGGTCTTCGGAGTCCCGCATGGAGGCACTCCGCCGGTCAAGGTGGGTGAACTGTGGTACTCGTTCTTCCACTCCTACCGTTGGGATCTCGAGCACAAGCGCAGGTACTTCATCGGCGCGTATGCCTTCGACGACTCGATGCGGGTCCGCATGTTCACTCCCTGGCCCCTGCTCATGGCCCACGAGGAGGACGGATTCATCTTCCGGCTGGAGGACTCGAAGTGGCATCCGCTCGTGGTTTTCCCGTGCGGTGCGATCATGGAGGACGGCGTTTGGACGGTCTCCGTGGGCATCAACGACTCGTATTCCGGCATCTTCCGGGTGAGCCACGAATCGCTGGTCAACGGGTGCCTGAGGTATGTCGGAATATCTTGAAGTTACACTCGTCAAGAGGTAACAGCAATATGTGCCGACTTTGACGGTCAAACCCAGTGATGGAGGTTCCTTGGTCACCCGTGCGTCGTCCGCTGAGGCGGGCGCCCCGCGGTACAGTGCCAAGGTCAACTGGCGTCGTGACCTCAGCGACGAGGTGACCCGCGAAGGGTGGGACTATTTCAACCCTTTGCCGCTCGAGCCGGACTATCAGACCTTTCCGTTTCCTGGTGGAGTCGATCCGATCCGGCTGATCCATCACAGCCGTCGCCCGAACGGTGAGTCGGCCGTCGTGGTGGGCACCGCGACCACGCTCTGGCGGTTCAACACCATCATGCTAGGGTACGTCACTGGCAACTACGCCAACGACGTCCTAGACGGCCCGGGTGGATCCGCCCAGCCGTACTTCGCCGTGCCCACCCGCTGGCAGGTGATCGGCTCCGGGTTCTCGCCGAACGGCCGCCGCTGGGAGGCTGTGGACTCGAACGGCACCACGGTCTTCAACAACGGCGTCGACCTGCCCCAGGAGTTCCGGGTCGAGTACTGGGGCCTGCGGCCGATGAAGGAGCTGCGGGACTCCGGTGTGCTCAGCGTCGGCACCATCTGGGAGAACAACGGGATCCTGCTGGCCGGCGACATCACGGAGCTGCAGGAGTACGATCGGCAGACCGTCCTTGGCATCCTTTCCTCCGGGACCATCACCGTCAGCCAGGCTGGCTTCCGGCGCAGCGGCCTGACCCACGCGACGAGCAACGGGGCGACCGTCACCGCCAGCGCGTCCATCTTCATCTCGGGCGATGTCGGCAGGGTCCTGGTCTGGTCCGACGGCCGGCGCCAGACGATCACCGGCTTCGTCAATGGAACCACCGTGACGGTCCAGTCCGGGACGGCCGTGACGGCGGCCAGGTCGTTCTGGATCACCGACGCCGCGCCCAGCCCGTCGAGCCCGGCGTATCTCGTCACCGCCTCGGCCAACTTCTTCAGCGCCTGGATGGAGGGGAAGCTCATCTCCTGGGAGGACGGGAACGCCCGTCGCATCGTCAAGGTCATCAGCCCAACCTCCGCGGTCGTCGACGTCGATCGCGCCATCCCGGCGGGCAAGGTCACCTACGAGAACCAGCGGGCCTACCTCGGTCTCGATGCCCTGCAGTCCGAGATCGCCACCTGGCGCCAGGCGCCGCTGCAGGCTGACCAGCGCCAGTACCGCATGATCTGGTCGGAGCTGGATGCGCCCAGCCGCTTCGCCGTCGCCCTCAAGTGCTCCTTCGAGGTGGACTCCAATGTCATCCTCATGGAGACGTCCAACGGCAGCCTCGCGCCGGGGGATGCTGTGGTCATCGACTCCGCTGGAGCCAACGGCGGATCGCTGCTGACCAAGATCACCTCCGTCGCGCCGGGTGCCATCACCATCGCGGACCCGACCAAGTCTGCCGGGACCGGCTCGGTCATGCGCCAATCCTCGATCGGGAGCACTGCGGGCTACGAGGACCTGCAGGACGACGGATCCGGCATCCTCAAGATGGCGACGATGCAGAATCGCGTCATCGTCTACAAGGACTCGAACATCTTCATCGGTCGGTACACCGGGGTCCCGGAGAAGCCCTTCGAGTTCGAGCGCGTCGTCGTCCCCCATGGTCGGAGCCTGTACTTCCGCAACACCCTGCTTTCGATCAACGGGCTGGTCCACTTCTTCGCCGGCCGGAATCGCTTCTACAAGTTCGACCTGACCAGCAGGACCCCTGAGCCCATCGAGTCGGCGGATTTGGTGTCAGACCTGTTCTACGACGCGGCCCGCATCGCCGACACCGAGGCGATCTACGCGGCCGACAACCCGCTGACCCAGGAGGTCTGGATCGTGTGCCCGGCATCGCAGACCAAGGTGCTGGCCTACGACCATGTCTACAGCACCTTCTCGACGGTCGACTTTGCTCCGTCGGCCGCGGCTCCCATCAAGGATCCGACGGCTCCGCTCAACCGGGAAACCTCGAATTGGTTCCTGATGGGAACCTCTGACGGGACCATCCTGCAGTACGGCATGAGCGACAAGCCGGTGCCCGCGTGGAACAACGAGCGTGCGATCTGGTATCGTCGCCAGCAGCGCCCGTACAGCGCCACCAAGCAGTCGCTGAACGCCCTGCTTTCCAGCGGCCTGGTTCACTTCGGCGACGCCTACAACGAGAAGCACATCGCCTCGTACAATCTGCAGTACTCGAGCCTGCAGGTGCCGGGACCCATTGCCACGGTCAAGTTCTTCGCCGCGCTCAACCAGAACTCGCCGGAGTTCGAGCTTGGCCAGCGAGTCATCTCCGACGACGACAGCCTTGGCCTCGTGCCGCTGCACACCGTCACCCACTACATCCGCGACCAGATCGAGACGAGCACCCAGAAGCAGATCCGCCTGCACATGCGGACCTGGGAGTATCGAGTCATCGGGAGCCGAAGCCATTACCGCAAATGAGCTTCACCAGGAAAAGCCTTCGGGACACCGCGGACCGCCCGCTCCAGGCGCTCCCGGAGCTGCCGACTTTGATCAGTCTGAGCGGCAACGACCGCGAGACGCTGATCGAGTGGTGGCGCAAGGTTCGCGACGTCCTCGACCGGCAGGACGACGCCATGCGCCTGCTCGCGGACTCCCTGCGTACCGAGCTGTCAACCCAGATTTCCGGCCTCACGTCCCGACTTGATCAAGTGACCGGGGTCGATGAGCCAGCGGCCGCGGGTCAGCCTGTCAGTCAGATTCAAGTGACTGGCGGATCCGGCGTCTCCGAAGATCGGGTCTACAGCATCGTGCGCGATGCAATACAGTCTGCTCGCTACGTTCACACCCAGGGGTTTCCATCCCAGACCTGGCGTGCTGTCCACAACCTGGGGTGGAAACCGTCTGTCACTGTCATCGACTCGATGGACAACATCGTGATCGGTGACGTCCGGCACATTTCAGCCACGGAGCTTGAGATCACTTTCAGCAATCAGTTCAGCGGAACCGCATATCTCACATAAGGAGCCAAAGCCATGCCCTCGTTTCTAACGCCAATCAATCTCAACAACCTGGAGCTCAGGAACTACCTGCTCCACAATGTTTCAACTGCGAGCCTGCCGGCTACCAACCGGGCGGGGCAGTTCCTCTACGACTCGACCGTGAACCGGCCGAAGTGGAACAGTGGATCGGGGTTCGTCGACATCTACCCGACGGCCACCACGAACACGGCGAACACGGCTGTTCTGCGTGATGGATCCGGCAACTTCAGCGCCGGAACGATCACGGCCGCACTGTCTGGCAACGCTTCGACCGCGACCGCGCTGCAGAACAATCGCCAGTTTTCGATCGGCGGTGGCGGGTCGAAGGCGACCTCTGTTGCGGTTTCGTTCAACGGAACCGGCGATGTGGTGCTGAACGTCAACGCCCTCGCAGTCGTTCCGGGTGACATCACGCTGGCCAACGGCGCGTTTATCCTCGGCAACGGCTCGGGAGTCGGTGCCGCCACGACCAAGAGCTCGATCCCGCTCTCCGGCTTCGGAGCCGCCGCGGCCGACGTGGCGATGGGCGGCTTCAAGATCACGGGTCTGGCTGACCCGCTCAACCCGCAGGATGCGGCGACCAAGGCCTACGTTGACGCAACCGCGCAGGGCTTGGACATCAAGGCCTCCGTTATTGCGGCCACCACGGCTGCCCTGCCGACCAATACCTACAGCTCAGGAAATCTGCGCCTTACCGCATCGGCGAATGGCGCCCTCGTCGTTGACGGCGTGACCTTGACCGTTGGCGAGCGGCTTCTCGTAAAGAACGAGGCCGCTGCAGCCAACAACGGCATCTATGTCGTGATCGCGACCGGCGATGCCTACACGCCGTGGGTGCTCGAGCGTTCGGCCGACTACAACACCTCAGCCAAGGCGAGCCCTGGCTCGTTCACCTTCGTTGAGGAGGGAACTGCCAATGGAAACAGCGGCTGGGTGATGACGACGGACGCTCCGATCACTCTCGGGACGACCGGGCTAGTCTGGGCGCAGTTCTCTGGCGCCGGAACCTATTCGGCAGGCAATGGCATGGTGCTTTCCGGAAGCATCTTCCACTTCGCGAGCGCCTCGAACTACACGACCAACACCATCCCGATCGCGACCGGCGCGACCACTATTGGATTCATCGCTGCCGGAACCGCGAACCAGGTGCTCCGAGTGCCCGGCGCGGGCGGTGCTCCAGTGTTCGGCGCGATTGACCTGGCTGCGGCCGCGGCGGTCACCGGAATCCTTGCTGTGGCAAACGGCGGCACGGGCGTGAGCACACTCACCGCAAACGGCCTGCTGATGGGCAACGGCGCCTCAGCGGTTTCAGCCCGCACGGGCACCGCTGGCCAGCTGATGCTCGCCAACGCCTCTGCCGTACCGACGTTCACCACGGTGACCGGCGACGTGACGATCAATTCGTCCGGCGTCACCGCCATCACGGCCAACGCGGTTGTTCTTGCGGACCTTGAGCAGCGAGCTGCACTGACTGTTCTCGGTAATCCGAATGCCTCCACCGGTAACGTCGCTGAGATCACAGCGGGATCTGATCACCAGGTGCTGCGGCGCAGCGGCTCAACGCTCGGCTTCGGCGCCATCAACCTAGCGAGCGGATCCGCGGTGAGCGGCGTCCTTGCTGCATCCAACGGCGGCACCGGCATCGGCAGCTACTCGGCCGGCGACCTGATTGTTGCCGCCAACGCCACGACGCTGAGCAAGCTCGCCATCGGAGCAAACTTCACGGTGCTCAAGAGCAATGGCACGACTCCATCCTGGGGCGCCATCGATCTGGCTAGCGCCGAGGTGACTGGAACCCTGCCGTCCGGCCGAGGCGGCACCGGCAGCCCGTTCTTCCAGGTGGGGACACTGTCCGCGGTCCGCACGTTCACGTTCACCGACCGGAACGCGAACATTCCAGCCCATGTTGCCGGTTCGTTCACCGGCAATAACTCGGCGACCACGTTCGATGTGACCCACAACCTCAATACCCAGAACATCGTCTGGTCCCTCAGGGATGGCGCCGGCTCACTTGTCTACACCGACGTCGACGTCATCAACACGAACACCGTTCGGTTCACGTTCGCCGTTGCTCCGACCAACGTGCAGACGTACTCTTGGACCATCATCGGGTTCTGATTCGCGGCACTTAACGGGGAGCCCTGACATCGGGGCTCCCCTTTTTTCGTTTCAAGGTATGGCATCCAAATTCCTCGGTCCGATCGAGATCGTCAGCGCATCCGGCCAGGCGCCATTGATCACCGCCAGCACGACTCTCGTCGCAAACCTCAACTCCGACCTTCTCGACGGTCAGCATGGATCCTACTACCTGGACACCAGCGGATCCACGCAGACGAAGTCCGGCGGCTTGGTGCTCGGCTCAGGTTCGCTAACCGGATCCAACAAACTGCTCGTCGGAGCGGGGGAGATTGTCGCTTCCTCGAGCGCCATCGCTCAGTTCAACGGATTTATCCGCTTGGACTATCTGATAACCCACAATTCAGGTGCGGCCATCCAGCCGAACGTGAATGGACAGGGGTCGATCGGAACCACGTCGTTTCGATATGGATCCGGGTTCATCAACGCGCTGACGGCCCAAACGGTCTCCGCATCAAGCACCATCACAGCTGGCGGCGCTGTAACCGCCCCTGATTTCATTGTGCCAGCCGGTTTTTCCATCGGCCCAAGCAGTGGTGATTTTTCCGGCCCAAGGTCTCTGGAAGAGATTGCGTTCGTCCTGTCCACCGGCATCAACGCGCCGGATCCGCTGCGATGCAGGACCCTTGTGAACGCGGAGGACTTCAACCTCGGGTCATGGGTCTCTGGAAGCTCTTCCGTGTGGAGCGGTCTGTTTGGTGGCTCGTCCGTCAGCGACCTCATCACCGCGGCCGAGTACGCCGCTGGGATCACGGCAAAACGGGTCACGGTGGATGTTGGTGGCGTTTTCCGCCGGCCCAACATGGTCTTCGTGCAGCGTGGATGGAATCAGTCCTCGTACGCATGTACGATCATGCTCGAATCCTCCACGGACAATTCCACCTGGACGACAGTCGGGACGGCCACGCTAAGCACAAACTTGGGTGGCGTGGTCACCTTCGCCCAGTCCGACGCTGCCGGTGCCAGGTACTTCCGTTTCACGGTCACCGCCACAGTTGCGATCCCGACCGGAGGCCTTCGCATTGCGAACATCACCTCGCTGTCCCCGAATCCGATCTCCTACTCGTCGTACGTTCGGCACCTGATCCCCAGCGCGACCTCGACCGCCCTTACCATCCCTGGCGCCCTGACGTGCTCCAGCACCCTGGCGGTCACCGGGGCCACCACGCTGACTGGCGGCATCTCTGGCACCACCACGGTGACCGGGGCGCTCATCACCAATGGTGGAGCCGGGACGCAGGCCAACGAGTACGGAAACGGACTCAGCGTGCGCGTGCCGTCCACCAGCCTGCGCGTCAACATCTCCTACGATCAGGTCAACGACTACGGCGTCATTGCGGGACTGAATTCGGGCGTGTCATGGAAGGACCTGGTTCTCAACCCGGTCGGTGGCAACGTCGGGATTGGCGGCGCACCCGGTGGGCAGAGGCTCTTCGTCAACGGCACCTTCACGGCGGCCAGTACGGCCACCTTCAGCGCCAGTCTCACGGCCGCTGGTACTGCCACCTTCAATGGCGCGGCCAACAATGTGGGCGAGCTTCGTGGCGTCTCGGCGTCGGGAATCATCCACGGCGGCAACGAGGAGCGGTACTACCAGATCGGCAAGCGGCTGCAGGCGACGGGCCATCTCGGTGCGTCGACCATCCTCGAGATCGAGGTGATCTCGGTTGGCGACGGAGGTTATTCAGGTGTGCCAAAAAAGACCACCTGGCGGATCAACACCCGCGATCAAATCAGCGTCCTGAGGATCGATGACCATGGTGGCATCGGCAGCAATGCCGTCTTGAGGATCACTGACGACACCGCGGTCGCAAACACCAACGGCTCCAACGCGAAGTACGCCGTCGGGGTGGTTTGCGGAGTGGGATCGAACTTCCGCATCCTTTATCTGCGGGCTCGGTTCCTCGAGCTGGACGCAAGCGCCTGCTGGTCCCCCATCACACTCGGCGCAACAACCACCACGACCAATTCCGGATCGGCTCTGACCTATTCGGCAGGCTGGGTCGCGAACTCTGGATTCTCCGTGGTCAGCTTCACCGAGACGGTTGCGAATCTGACCGGCGCGAGCCTGTCCATCACCGGCACCTCGTCCTTCACGGGCGTGGCCACGTTCCTGAACAAGCCCGTCATCCAGAACAGTCAGCCCGGCATCATCCTGCGCGAGACGGACCAGGCTGGAACGACCCACAAGTGGATCGACGTCGAGGGTGGCACGTTCCGCATCCTGCAGACGAACGATGCGTACGACACGTTCGCCACTCATTTCACCCTGAGCTCGGCAGGCCAGGCCCGGATCCAGACCGGCGGCCTTCGGGTCGACGGACAGGTGAACTCCGTGTCCGGCAGCATCGGCGCATTCGTGACGCCAGGGATCTACGCCAACGGTGGCGGAACGGGCCAGGGATTCACGATCAACTCCATCACGTCGTTCGCCAACCAGGGCGCCTACGGCCAGCTGGGCCTCTCACAGGTCACCGCCAACGCAAACGACCTCACGGCCGGCGTCTACTTCTACATCGGAGGGTGGTATCAGAACAGCGGTGTCGGCGTCCCGATCCGCATCGGCGGCGGGTTCACGGACTACTCGAATCCTGGCATCACGGTCATTCCGTCCAACACTACCGGCAACTGCAGGATCGGCCTCCGCACTGCGTCGCCGAGCGCGTCGTACAACATCGATGGCGTCGGCACGTTCAACATGTCGGACACCATCTCCTGGGGCGGCGTGGCCACGACCCGGAAGTTCTCCCAGACCATCGGCGACGGGTACGCCTCAAGCTTCGCCATCACCCACAACCTGAACACCCAGGACGTCTCAGTGATCCAGCGACGACTCTCCGACAATGCCATCAACGAGTACGCAACCAGCGTCGTGGCGACGTCGGTGAACGTGGTGACGATCACCTTCGCCTCGCCGCCCACCACCAACCAGTACCGCATCACCATCATTGGATAGCCATGAAACGATTCGCCAAGATCGCAGACACAAACATCCTCGGATCCACCGCCAACGCCATCCGGATTGGCTGCGTGACCGTCACGCCGTATCAGTCCGCCAACATCGAATACTCCGTCCTGAACATGTCGGAGAGCCTGCACCCAGCAGACTCCCATGAGGCGCAGGTCATCTGCACTGGATCGATCCTGATTTCAGGAAGCGATTACGAGGTGTGGGGACCGAGCGACGACTACCTCTACAGCCAGCTGTGCTCTCGGCTGCAGCTGACGATTTTGCCTGACTGATCTGATTCGGCTTGCGACCAGTTAGATCCGAGGGTAAATCGCATTCCGTCCACAACGGACAAGGAGAGACATGAAAATCGATACCATCAAACAGTACCGCGCCGAACTCGAACAGCAGCAGCAGGGGCTCGCGCAGAACATCAATGCGCTGGAGGGCCAGCTCGCCCAGACCCGCGCCAACCTCCACGCCACCCAGGGCGCCATCCAGGCGCTCGACAAGCTGATCCAGCAGGACGCCGAGGAGGCGAAGGCTGCCGCCGCACCCGCGCCCGAGCCCGAGGCGAAGGCCGCCCCCGTCAAGGCCTGATCCGGACATGAAGCAAGGCGTCGTCGTGGCAATGGCCACGCACAACTCGGAGCCGTTCATCGAACGGACGCTGGCATCCATCAATCGATCATTCGAGGGCAGCGGCCGGGAGTATGCACTGGTCATTGCCGACGACGCTTCAACCGACCGCACGCTGGCGAAGGCCCGACGCTTCGACAGCACTGCGGCACACCGCTCCACGCTGGGGTTCAAGAAGGCCTCGTGCGTGGGCGAGTCCAAGAACAGGGCCTCGTTGATGGCGAGGCCTTTTTTCGATCGCTATCCGTGGGTCCTCTGGATGGACGATGACGACGAGATGCTGCCTGGCCGGCTGCAGCTGATCGACAAGATGGAGGCCCAGGGCCAGAAGGCCGGCGTCGGGGACTGGGCTCACTCCCTCGACAACGGATCCCGCATCGAGCACATCACGGGCGACTGGTCCATCGCCAACCGCTGCTTCTCGCCGTGCATGACGGCGATCCACAGCAGCCTGGTGCCGTCGAACGGGCGCTACTTCCACCATGCGCCCACCAACGTCTACGAGGACCTAGCCACGCATCACCTGATGACGATGAGCGGCGTGCCGTGGTGCTACCATGGCGGAGCCGAGATCCACGTCTACCACCGCCGCAGCGACAGCTGGAGCGGCACCGGGACGCGGTCGATGGACCTGCTCAAGTCCTCCGTGCCGTACCTGGACCGATTTGGCAGCCGGACCACGATCAGCTCCTTCTGCACAGTCGCCATTGGGGAGCTCGCCATCAGTGAAGTGGAGCTGCTGGTCTACTCGCTCCGCCGCACCGGCAACGAGCAGCCCATCGTGGTCCTGACCGACGCCGATGGCATGGCGTCTCCCGTGATGCGGGAGATCCTCCAGACTCAATCGAACATCATCCCGCACCCCTTCGACTGGAAGCAGGCCCATGGTGGGATGTTCCCGAACTGGGGCACGAAGTACTCGGCGGCCAATCTCACGCCGGAGATCATGCTCTGCAAGATGGTGGTCCTGCAGTACGCGGTGGAACGCTTCGGCAACACCCTCTTCCTCGACAGCGACCAGATTGTCCTGCGGAAGATCCACTCCAGGCTGGAGGGCTTCGGCGTCGTCCACGAGGCGCCCAACTCGATGAAGTATCCAACCCCGGGCGAGACCTGGAACATCCAGTTCCTCGGATGCTACAACGGCGGCGCAGCCTTCGTGGATCGGCCCAACCTGAACCTCATCGAGCAGTGGCGCGACAAGTTCCTGGAGTCCTACATCTGGTGCGGCGACGACATGGCTCCGAATGGCGGGTTCAACGACCAGACCTGCCTCGAGGAGGTGGTGATGCTGGCCGACAGGTTCTCGCCGCTCCATCCCGGGTTCAGCGTCAGCGCCTACCGGCTGCCCCGCGGGACGTGGCCCCTGGTCAAGGAATCCGGCGACATCGCGGGAAGGACCCAGATCGCCGGCACCAACGACCTGTTCTTCCGCGGCTGGCCCATCGTCTCGATCCACCAGCATTTCAGGGGACAGTTCAAGGACACCCACGGCGCGGACCTGTTCCACACTGTGCTCGCACGCAGCATTCGCCCCGAGCATGTTGACATCCTCAAGAAGCTCGGCCCCGCTCCGGCATTGCCGGCACGCCGCCGCCCGCGGTACATTGAGCAAAAGGTCTAGCCATGATCCCCAAGAACATTCAGCTCACCCTTCGGATCCCGAAGGGCTCCCCGCTCACCCCCGAGGAAGTCGACGCCAACTTCGTGGTCCTTCGCGACGCCATCACCGCGCTCGCCGAAGAGTTCAACACTGCCCGACTGATCATCGGGGAAGAGCCGCCAGTCGGTGAGCGGCCGGGCACGTTGTGGATCCCGGCGGACTTCCGGTCGATCTACGTCTGGAACTCGGGCAACAGCACCTGGTTCAACCTCACCCCCAAGGAGGTGCTCCACGTCACGGACACCGGGTCCGGCGTGAACTACATCATCCAGATGCCCGAGGGGATCACCACCTACGCGGACCTCGAGGGCCGGGTCATCGTCATGCGCTCGGTCCACGCCTCGACCGGGGCGTCGAAGCTACTGGTCAAGAACAGCGAGGGCACCCTCTTCGACAACACTGGGCTCAACCTGGTGAACCACTACCTTGGAACCCTCGAGCCGAACGACATCAAGGTTGGCCAGAAGGTCATGGTGGTGCTGAACAGCGGCCAGTTCCAGCTGCTCACGCCGACCCCGCCGATTCGACTTTCGGACTACCGGAACGTGTTCACCTACCGTTCCAACCTGGCGGCGGTTCCGGTGTCCGGCGGAAAGCTCACGTTCACCCACGGACTCAAGTACAACGGCAACGACATCATGCCGGCGTTGGTCCAGGTCTTCCTCCGGCGCAAGACGTCCTCGGGAGCCCACGAGTCCGGCATTGTCATCGATCCGGGCAAGGAGATCGACGGCTCGTGCCTCTGGACCGCCAGCCGCGGATCCGAGAACGAGATGTTCTGGCCCGTGGTGCGGACCCTGAAGAACGCCACCACGATCGAGGTCGGGTTCTACTACCCGAACGGCATCGCCATGCTGTGGGGCCACCTCGGCAAGAATGGCCAGGCGTCTGGCGCGGGAAGCATTGGCGACCCCTCGCTGTACGACGTGATCGTCTACGCGATCGCATTCAACCCGGACCAGTTCGGATCCAATCTCGACCAGATCCAGTCTGGCGGCGGATCGCAGGTGCCCGTTGTGACCGCTCACCCGGCCAACGTGACCGCCAACCAGAACCAGTCGATGACCTTCTCGGTGACGGCGAACTACGGCACCTCGGTGACCTGGTTCTACGACGGCCAGGAGGTTGGTGGCAGCCGCTTCTCGGAGACCGAGTCCGCGGGATCCACGTCCATTTCCTCCGTGCTGACGATCTCCGGCACCAGCATGTCCGACAGCGGTCGGCAGGTGTACGCCCGAGTCAACGGCCCCGGCGGCACCGTCACTTCCAATCCGGCAACCATCACCGTCAACCCGTGAACAAAGACCAGGAGAGTCCTGCCGCGGCCCAGGAGAGCAAGGCCGACACCGCAACCGCTCCGCAGATGTCGGAGGTCGAGGCGTTCGCGCTGTTCTACCTCCGGGACGCCAGCGGCATTCCTGCGCCGCCGTTCAAGGATGGTGTCGTGCGGGTGGGGAACTTCACCGGCATCACCCTGTTCCGGCAGGGTCCGATGCAGGTCCAGATGTGGACGTGCGACCCCAACTCGCGCATCCCCGAGCACGCTCACCCCGGCGTCGACGTGATCCAAGTCTACCTCTGGGGCCAGGTCCACCTGACCCACAACGGCAAGCTGGTGATCAAGCCCGAGATGATGGTGGAGTCCCAGGCCGGGCTTTCCAGCGCCTACGGAGCCGCGATTCACGTCCGCCCAGGGGACACCCATGGCGCCCAGATCGGACCGATGGGCGGCGCGTTCCTGACCATCCAGCACTGGCTGGACGGAAAGCCCCGCAGCGTCGAGACGGCGTGGGAGGGCGAGTACCTGTCCATCGATCACGAGCAGCGCGTGCGGTATGGTTCGACGACTCCAGCCTGAGGAGCTCCAGCTCTGCGTGCCCGGCGGGAAGGCTTTCTTCGATGAGGCCGGCCTGCCGGGCGCCTTCGACGAGGAGTACTTCACCCGTCGCCTGTCCGCGATGGCGTCCTCTGGAGCCGTTGTGGTCATGGGATCGTTCGGCCCAGATGGCATCCGCGGAGCCATCGCATTCACCCGGTACACCGACCCATTCACGGGCGACATAGTAGCCTCTGAGCTCTGGTGGTTCGTGCTCCCGGAGCACCGCAAGACCCCGTCCGTGGCCGTTGGGTTGCTCAAGGCCTACGAGACCTGGGCACGCGAGAATTGCTGCAAGCGGATCTCCATGGTGCATCTACACGCCCTTCAAGCCGACCGCATCGGCCGCCTGTACGAGCGCGTCGGCTACAAGCTCATGGAAAGCGCGTACGTCAAGATCCTGAACTGTTGATTTCCTAAGCGAGTTACCCTTTACTTAGGGCAACAGCAACGCCAAGGAGGTGTCAGCTGGAGGATTCGCTATGTCTATTGTTTCTGGAACCACCGCTGCCGTGCTTGGTGCGGACGCGCAGGGCGATGCCACGCGGGCCAATCGGCAGAACGTCATCGAGACGAACGCGACGAACGAGCGGCTGTTCCGCGAGTCGCGTGGCGCTGGTGGCAGCGCGATCCTTCCGACCTATCTCGACCCGGGCCAGGAGCGTGCCATCGCCGCGTCTGCCGCGGCTGCGGTCCAGCGCATGTTCCCGTCCGACCCGGACCGGCAGCTGCGCGAGTACCAGGCGATCATTGAGTCGATTCGCCCCACCGTGGTCGCCGGCACGGACACCATCTCCAGCATCTATGACGGCCGGCTTCAGCGGGAGCGGGAGGAAAACCTCGCCCCGGTTCTTGCCGCCCGCACGGCTGCCGCTGACGCCTCGATGGACAGCATCAGGCTGGCCGAGCAGGACATGATCGGGAGGATTGCCGCGCAGGAGGCTGCCAAGGGCTATTCGGGAGCCGGCAGCTTTGGTGTCAACAATCTGCTCCGAGCCATGGTCCAGAGTCGGGCTGCCGCAGCGCAGCAGAAGGCGGCTGCCGATCTCCAGAACGCCATGGAGAGCCGCCAAGTCGCCGACGAGTCGACCCAGCTGCGAATCAACTCCGTCGACGCCCCCATCAACCGCGCCACGCAGCTCACCCGCTTCGAGCAGATGCCCCAGTCTGCGCTTGGAGATCTCGCCCAGCAGGCCACTCGCCCGCTCGAGTTCTTCCGCATCTCGCCACAGGCCTTCCGCGTCGAACGTCCGGACAACGTGTCCGCCGTGCCCAGCGCCGCGCAGCTGGCCCTTCAGGGCATGTCTCAGACCGGCGGTCAGCTGCTCAGCTCCTACCTGCAGAGCAATGGAACCCTGTTCGGCGGCGCCGGGTGGGGTGCCTCGACTGGCAGCAATGTTGCCCTGCAGAAGTCGCTCATGCCTGGCGCGACCTAACATCCACCATCAGACCACGATCCCATGGACGCCAACGCCATTCTTCAGCAGAGCCTCGGCCCAATGCTCGAGGGCATCGCCGCGTACGGACGACAGCTTGCTGATCAGCGCAGGCTCGCCGACGAGCGCCAGTACCGCCGCTCCGTTGTCAGCGAGGAGCGCCAGTACGCGCAGTCCGTTCGCGACGATGAGCGCACGTACCAGGAGCGCCGTGACGCGAAGCGCAACGAGCGGGAGGATACGGTCTACAGTCGCGCCCGCGCCGATGCCAAGAGCGACGATCAGGACAAGCATCGCCGCGAGCTGGTCCGAAACATCACGGCCGCGTTCCCGGGCGACAATGTCGCTGGCATGAGCGACGCCGCCCTCGAGGCGCGATCGATCGAGGCTAAGCGCAAGCTCGCCGCCGACGATGTCAGCGCGAAGTCCGAGGCTGAGATCCGTGGTGACGCCCGGCGCATGGGCATTGCCGACGCCGAGAAGGGCGACATCGCCGCGGTCCGAAAGGCCGTGATCGACAAGCGCAGCCAGGAGGCTGCCGATCTTGAGCGGACCCGCATCGCCCAGGCCGACCAGATCCAGGAGGACCGACTCGGCGAGCCTGGCGGGAAGTCTGCGCTCGAGGCCTACAACTCACTGGCCCAGCAGAAGGCAGCCGTCCTGCGCGAGTTCGCCATCTCGACGATGCAGGAGAATGCCGTGGAGGATCCCGAGCGGAAGCGCCGCGTCGGCGCCAAGACCGTTGCACTCCTGGCGACCACGGATCCCGAGCTGTACCAGAAGCTGGTCGGCAATCCGAAGCTCAACCAGGGCGTCCTGGAGCGAATCAAGAACGGCGAGATGCCCGCGCCTGGATCGGTGGACGCTGAGCAGTCCGGAATCCTGCTCTCCGTCAACCAGCAGGCCGACGCCGAGGTGATGAAGGAGGATCTGGCTTCCGGCCGGCTCGACGCCATGCGTTCCCGCGGAGACTCCTTCGAGAAGAAGGCGATCCTTGACGCCCGGCTCAGGGACATCGACGACAAGATCTCCGGCCTGACGCAGGCCTATCCGGCGCTCCGCAAGCGCCCGTACATCGACAAGGACGTTCTCATTGGAGCGAAGGTTGCGACGGGATCCGGGCTTCCTGGTCTCCCGAAGCCGTCGGCCGCCCTGAGTCAGCCTGCGTCGAGCCCTGTGCCCGACAAGCCGTCGGCCGCTTCCGGGTTTGGTGATTCACCAATGCGGGTCATCGCGCCAGCTCCGGCCGGACTTAACGCGCCACCCAGCCAGGCGGTCAGCCCCGACGGGTTCTGGTCTGGAGGCGGTCCAATGTCGTCCATGCCGACGGTTGATGTGAACAATCTGGTCCCGCTCGACACCATGAGCCAGTACCGCTCCCGAGCCCGGGAGCTTACCGCTGGGCCTCGCGGCAGCTTCGATCCGCTTCAGCTTCCGATGGATGATCGGATTGCCATGCTGACTGGCATCGCGCCGCAGCAGGTCGGCCTGTCCCGGTTCAGTGTCACTCCAGCCGAGATCGTATCCAGGAACAGGGATGCCATCTACGACCAGTTCTCCAAGCTGCCTCCTGCGGTTCAGGAGAAGGCTGTCATTGACGCGATCAGCGCCTCCTACAACGATCCGACCCGTCGTCGCCCGCTCTTTGGATGGCAGTACGACTGACCTCCCTCTAGGCCATGGCCAACTCCCTCGTTCAATGGTGGCGTGATCAGAATCCTGGTGACGCCGGACTGCCCGACCAGGATGTCACGCTGAAGATTGCGGATCTCGCACCGGCCTACAAGGCGCAGGGTCGGGACATCTTCACCGAGTTCCCTGACTTCGCGGCCGACTACGACGCGATCACGCAGAGCATGCGGCGTGAGAATCGCCGCGAGTTCAGCACCCTCGGGAACGAGATCTCCCGCGGCGTGGAGCGCGGGTACGAGGGGCTCAAGTCCACGATCACTGGAGCTGCGGCCCTGGCGGCTGACGCGATCCCAGGCAAGTTCGCGGATCCTGTTCGCGACGCGCTGATCAGCAAGTACCGGAAGCAGCAGGAGGCGGCGTCGGCTGACGACGTTGTCGCTGCCGTGCCGTCCTACAAGGATGTCGAGAGTGTCGGCGACGCGGCGAAGTACGTCGCAGGCTTGGCTGGCGAGGCTGTTCCGTCCATCGCTGAATCTGTCGCGACCGGCATTGCAGGCGCCGCGATCGGCACCGCGGCCGAGCCTGGTGGCGGCACTGTCGTCGGCGGTGTTGCGGGTCTTGTCGCAAAGCAGGCCGCGAAGCGACTCATCGCGAAGAAGGTGGCCGGTTTCACTGCCAAGGAGATCGAGGAGGCCGCGCTCAAGGGTGTTGGCAGCGAGGCCCTGAAGACGCTCGTCAAGGCGGAAACCAAGGCGCTCATGTCTGGCGCAGGAGCCGCCATTGCTGGAGCCATCAACAGCTACGGGCTGAGCGCGGGAGAGATCTATGGAGAGCTGGCGACCAATCCGAATGTCGATCCCGAGGACGCCTTCAAGGTCGCCCTGACCGCCGCGGTTCCGGCCGCTGCGCTCGACACCGTGCTCCCGACGTACGTGATCGGGAAGTCCGGCGTCCTGAGCCGCCTGGCCGGAGCCGTCGAGAACTTCGGCGAGACCGAGCGCCGCGGCTTCCTTGGATACGTCACCCGGCTGGCCGCCGAGATCCCGAAGACCGCAACCCTCGAGGGCGGCACCGAGGCGTTCCAGGAGATGGTCAACATCGCCGCGGAGAAGTACGCCGAGACCAAGACCTTTGGGGAGTTCACCACCGGAGACTGGGAGCGCGTCGCAAACGCTGCTGCCGGTGGCGCTGCTGGCGGCTTTGTCGCCGCTCCGGCCGCGTCTGTCCGCATGGCGCCCGAGGCGACCAATCGGGCGTCCGCTGATGCCGGCGGGGAGAAGAAGGATGAGGCTGCAAAGACCGAGGAGAAGAAGCCGGAAGCGGAATCCACCCAGGCCGATCCCTCTCCCACCATTGGTCAGGAAATCCTTCAGGAGAACTTCGACGTCAACGTCGAGGGCATCGTCGACCTGGCTAAGCGCAAGCTGGCCGGCGAGGACGTGCTCGCCGAGGAGGAGGCGCTCAAGAAGTACCCTGACGCCGTCCGCCGCTACCAGGCCGAGGTCATCAAGCAGAGCGAGGCCAAGCTCGCCGCCGCCAGCAAGGCGGCCACCGATGCATCCGAAGCCGCTGCCCCCGCTGCTCCCACCGCGGAGCAGAACCCATCTTCCCCGCCGACTGAAGTTTCGCTACCGGCGGACGCCGGAGCTGCCCCTGGGGGTGGTGTCCCCGCGGCGGCTCCGGCTCAACCTTCGACGCAGCCCAAGCCCGATATCGCGAATCCGATATCGGAACCGGATGCGTCCGCAGAGCCCGAGCCACCCAAGGTCGACGAGAAGGTCGCTGCCGCGGTCGAGGCCAGGACCAAGCGTGCCCAAGCCAAGATCGGAAAGATCCAGTCGGAGATGGCCGCGCTCGAGAAGGAGGCTTCCGATGCACGAGCCAAGGTGACGGAGGCTCAGGCCGCACTCGCCAGGTACGAGAAGGCAGACCAGAAGGGTCGCGCCGCGATGGCCGATGAGATGAAGAAGTATGGCGGCCCTGCCGGCATCGCAGACTTCATCAAGAACGCATCCATTCTCCGGAAGGACGAAAAGACCGGAAAGCCCAAGCTCACGCTGAATGGCCGACGGGACGGGCGCGGCGGTGTTGCTGCCAAGCTCGCGTCAATGGCCAAGTTGATGGAGAAGGAGGAGCTTGGATTGAAGCGGGCCGCATCGAGCCAGGCCATCACTTCGGACGACGTGAATCTGGATGTCGGATCCACTGATGCTGATGACCAGGAGGAAGGTGTCGATAGTGGCAAGCCGACCGATCCGCCAGGCTACTACGACATCGCTGACGAGTCCGAGTTTGGGCAGGACCTCAAGGCCTTGGTTGAGCAGGTCAAGTCCAAGGGCGCTGGTAGCGCCGCTGCCGTAGTCAGGCTCGGTGGAATGCTCACCTCCCGCGCCCACGACAAGCGCAGCGGAAGCGCGACCAGCTACCGCGTCACGGCGTGGGTCGGGCCTGACGGCAAGGTCACCCTCTCTACGTCCCACCGTCGCTCCGGTGGCGACTTTATCACCCCCAATCAGGTGTACCGCTTCGCAGTGAAGGACGGTCCCGCCACGATCAAGGGTGCCTCGATGGGCATCGTTGAAATGATCGACGCCGGCTACACGCCGCACGCCTCAATGCTGCTGTCCTCGGACCGGGACCATGGCGCCCAGTTCTTCGGTAGCGTCGAGGAGTTCGATGCCAAGTTCGGATCCCTCAAGCAGGCGCGAGACGCTGTGTCCACCGTTGAGAATGAAACGGCCACTTCGGATGGCGGATCGGTCATCGTCGACACCAACCAGAAGGACGCATCGGTTGAGTTGGATGATGCCGAGTTTGCCTTGGCCAATCAGCTCCTGCAGGCCGCCGTGTCTGACGCGCTGCAGAGTGGTATTCCCGCCGTCGTCGAGGGCCGGTTTAATCCAGCGTTTTTCAAGGACACATTGGCTGGCCGAATGATCTCGCGGCACCAGCAGATCGAGAACGCCATCAAGGAAGAGAAGCCGATCTCCGCCAATATCGGGGCCGAGTTTATTGACGACCTTGTTAAACTGGCTGAAGCGGCGGACATTGAGCTTGGTGGCGGTGATGTAACTGCCATCGTTAAGACGATGCCGGATGCCATCGGTCAGCTTGCCGATCGGTTCCAGAGCGGCCTACGCCTGGCCAAGCAGAAGCAGGAGAAATCGAAGAATGAAAACACTGAAGGTGCCCCAGCAGTTGGCGGCAAATCTGACGCCGGATCAGCAGCGTCGTCTGCTGGAAATGGTGGCGACGTCGGCGAAGGCGATCGCAGCATCGCGCAAGAAACAGGTCCGGGGCCAGCGCAGGCAGCCGCGCCCGCAGCAGGTGGTGCAGGACAAGCCGAAGGGGCCTCCCCCGGAGGTGATGTAACCTCCGCGCAGGTTCAGGCGGATCGCGACCTGAAGAAGGTCTCGGACTCGACTGTCGAGGCGTTTGAGGAGCGTGCCGCCGAGCTGCTCGACGACGGCGTCATCACCGACGACGAGCACGACGAGGCCCTCGACAGGGTGTACGACCTGATCAAGGGGGACCCGAAGGACTACCAGGGCATCATCGACCTGGTGAAGGAGCTCAACGAGGAGTTCCGCGAACTCGAGGCCGAGAGGAAGTCGAACACTCGCTCCCGCATGGCGCAGGAGGATGTCGACGCTGTCGACACCGTGTCGCTGGCGGACGGTCGTTTGATCGCGCCCGAGCTGTCGCCCACCTCGATCCAGGCGATCATCCACAACATCATGCGGCTGATGCGGCCGAAGCCGCAGAACCTGTCCGCGCCTCTTTCGGCTGCCGACCTTCGCACCAAGTACCCCGACCTCAGGTCCGCGCTGCGCCGGATCGCCATTGCATCCGCGTCCGACGGCACCCCTGCCGGCGCCATCCGCGCTGCAGCCGCGAAGGCCATGATGGATCAGGGCAACTCGGCGGGAGTGACCATGATCATCGGGGACAACCCGGATGTGCCCGGTCAGCTCGGGAAGTACGACCTGCGCTCGGATACGATCACCGTGTTCGCCGCAGGGCACACCAACGAGGACGATCTCCAGTCCACCATCCTCGAGGAGGCGCTTCACGCCTTCACCGCCAAGGCCCGTGTCGCCTTCTCGAAGGCGCCGGAGTCGCTGAACGAGTCCACGCGGGACGCCATCTCCGGCATCGAGTCGATGATGAAGCTGGCCCGCGACAACGGCATGACCTGGCAGCAGAGCGACGGGTCGCCCGAGGTTGCGTTCGACGAGTTCGTGGCTGCGGTGATCCGCGACCGCGGGTTCCAGGACCGCCTGCAGACCATCGGCGTGAGCCGGGACTTCGGCGTGGCGAAGGCGACCAACCTCTTCGAGGCGATCGTCCAGTACATCGGCAGGATCGTGGCCAGCCTGGTGGAGCGTTTCTCCGAGCTGTTCGGCATCAACGGACCGACCAAGCGCACCGCGCTGGATGCCAGTGTCTCGATGGTGAAGCAGCTCATTGAGGCCCATCAGCGGATCGCGCCGTCGGGTGGCCTGGTTGAAGGCGAGCGGGCACGCAAGGTCGACGGCACCGTCGGCACTGGCGGCGAGATCACCGTGGACTCCAGCAGCTTTGCGGCCGACGCGACCGCCGAGGCGAAGCGACTCATGGCGCTGCAGAACCAGATCGCCGACGCGATGATCGACATGATCAACAGCTGGAACTCCAAGGGGAACAACAGGTCCTCCGCCGGGGTTCAGCTGCTGAACGATGATCAGGCCATCCGGCGGATGATCCTCGACGTGGTGAGCTCGACCTCGCCCCTTCCATCCGAGGCCAAGATCGCCATCAACACGGCGCTGACCGACCAGGGTGCGGCGCCTGTCCTGGAAACGATCGGCATTGGGGATCTCGAGTCCCTTTCGGATGCGCCGAAGGTGGCGAAGCAGGCCCTCAACGCCCTGTACTCCATCCGGCAGAAGCTGGGCGCCGAACTGGAGATCGCACGCGACCTCTTTGGAAAGCGGAACATCCTGTCCGCGATCGCGAGCGCCAGCTTCGAGCTGACCGAACTCACGAAGAAGTACGAGGACATGACCTTCATCGGCAAGGAGCTGGTGAAGGAGGTGCGCCGGTCTATCAACGAGAGCGAGGACAGGGGAGCTGGATCCATCGCCAAGGCCATGGGCCTGAGTCAGGGCAGGAAGGCATCGCTGGCCGCCGCCGAGACCTGGGTCCGCGGCAACCTGCCGCAGTTCACCGACGCCGTCACCGCGCTGGCCGAGCTCGGTCTGGACCCGAAGCTCACCCCGCCGGCCGACATCCTGCGCGACGTCATCGCGGCCACCCCGGGCAAGCCTGCCCTGGCGCCACTGAACGACGTGGGTCGCCTGTCCATGGCGCTGCAGTTCGCCCGCCGTCGTCCGATGGTGATGCAGCTTCTGGCCACCCGCGGCAAGGGTGAGGCTGGCGCCTTGCGCTCGATCATCAACCAGGCCATGAGCGACCGGCCTGACGCCATCGCCCTGGCGAAGCGCGACCTCTCCAAGCTGACCAAGGTTGGCCACATCGCCGGACGCATCATCGACGAGATCGAGACCAAGCGCCGCCAGCACCGCGCCATGCTCGACCGGGCCAAGGTGATGGCTGAGCGGGAGCAGTTCATCATCGACACCAATCAGGCGCTGAACCGCCGGATCGGAAAGCTCGAGCAGCTGCTGCAGCTGGAGTCGACCGGCATCAACGGCGGGGAATGGACCGCGCATGCCGGCGCCGTGTACCGGGTTCCGACCAGCCCGAACCAGTCGGCAGGAGAGCTGTTCTCCGCGGCCCAGGGATCTCCGGAGTACCGGGTCCTGAGCCTCGGGTTCGACTTCGACGGGGCCAAGGTGCGCCAGGACATGGCCGCCATGAAGGCCTGGCTCGACGCCAACCCCGACCTGCAGGGGACGGCGAACTACACCATGATGGTCCGGCAGGTCGACGCGCTGGCCAGGGTGTACTCCCGGGAGCTGGATGCGAACGTGAAGCGTGGACCTTCGGGCCTGGTCATCCGGGTGCTTGGGTCCACGGCAGACCGACTGGACCAGATCGGGCTTCGTGGCGCCAAGGAGGCGGCCCGCATGACCCGCCAGTTCGTGGCTGGGTTCGAGCAGTCCCTTCGCTCGGTCGACGCCAAGCGGTTCCATGAGTTCGACGCGCTGATGCGCCAGGGTGTCCAGATCACCAAGCTGCACCCCCGCGAGTTCAAGCGGCTCTACTACAACCGAGCCCTGGGCTACCTCGAGTCCCGGCAGGACCTGCTGAACCCCGGGATCCCGACGGAGCAGCAGACCGCCAACCTCATCGACGAGGCCGTCAAGTTCCTGAACAGCCAGGATCAGATGTCGAGCCAGCTCGAGGAGGTCGTCCGCCTTCTGCTCGGCACCACGGCCGACAACGGCCAGATCATCACCAGAGAGAACCGACGCAACTTCGGTCTCAAGGTCCGCGACGTGATGAAGGGTGGCCGGGTGTACCTGCGCGAGATCATTGGCAGCCCGCTGTCGACCGCGGCCCGCGGCATCCACGAGGACGTCCGTGCCTGGGTGGGTCGTGCGAAGGCTGCGTGGTCCACGCCGTACGACGTTGCCGGATCCAAGGAGACCAAGCTCCGCGGCGAGCCGATCTCGCTGCTGTACACCACCGACCGGGCTGCGCTGGAGGCGATCATCAAGACCAGGTTCACGGACGAGGTTGTCACCCGGTTCCTGAAGCCTCTGGCCTACAAGACCGGCATGACCAACTTTGCAGGACCCGAGATCCTCGGGGTGTCCGACATGGCCTCCCGCAAGAACCTGATCGAGGCCTACAGCCGGTCGAGTGGCGACGTGCTGCGCTTCATCGAGGAGCTGCACGCCCTCGAGGGTGGATCTCCGGCCGACCTGCCCACTTTCGTCGGGTCGACGCTGGCGACGCTCCAGAGCTACATGAGCACGCTGGAGTCGATCACCGACGCCGCCGGGCAGCCGCTCGACGACGACGCCGACCCAGGCCTGAACTTCCTCAACGCACGCCAGGGCGAGGACTTCCCCTGGGAGTGGCTCGACTACAAGGAGTATGGATTCCAGCAGCGGACCCGGTATCTGCGCGTGATGGCGCAGCAGGCCGCCTTCGGTGACGGGTCGTCCTCTTTCAGCGCGGCCCTGGCTGAAGCCAAGAAGCAGCTCGAGTCCCTGCGCGAGGAGTACGAGCGGGCCAACGCGATGCTGACGGCCGGCAACAAGGCGGGCGCCGAGGCCCTGATGAACAAGGACGGCCTCCGCACGGCGCGGAGCAATGCCGCAGCAAACCTGGTCGAGCTCCAGCGGGTGGCAAGCCGCCACGCCGACATGATGCGGACGCTGAATGGCGGACCCTCTGGGCTCCGTGCGTTCTCGGAGCTGCTGGGCGTGATCTCCGGCATGACCGTGCAGGGCTTCGCGACCGCGGCCACCGACTCGGTGACGCTGATCGAGGCGCCGTTCCGCAAGTTCGGCTTCACCAAGGAGGCCCTGCAGTTCATCACCGGCACCTGGCGTGCGCTGGGCACCGAGGTCTGGGGCACCTTTGCCCAGGCGTTCGGCATGGACATGCACACCGACGCGGCAACCGAGGCGGAGACCCGGCTGCTGAACCGGATGGGCTTGGCCGATCTGGATAGCCTCTCCAATCAGCGTGGGTTCAAGGCGCTGCATGAGCGGTACATCGAGGAGCTCAGTGACGAGCTGTCGTTCTCCGCCATCGCCACGCGGTATCAGAACGAGCGGATCCGCATGGCCACCCAGATGGCGGGCGCGGCGGTGAGCCGGGTCGCCAAGGGTGCCAAGGTCTTCCTGGAAGCGGGCATCGGAGTGGCTGATGAAGCCGAGACCGGATTCGCCACGCTGAAGCTGCTGAATCCGTTCAGCCAGGGATCCATCTGGATGCACCGCGCCGCGGCCCGCCAGTGGCTCCGCACGGTGAACAACGCGATCCTCAAGGCGGAGGCGTACTTCAGGGCGCACCCGCAGCACGAGGCCGATCCCAACTTCCGGTTCACGGCCAAGGAGCTGGGGTACACCGGCAAGACGCTGACCGGCATGAAGCTGGACAACCGGGCCTGGGAGTTCCTGGCGGAGAAGCTGGCCCAGTCCGGCATCTCCCTCGAGGAGGCCGCCCGGCGGAAGATGCGCGGCGCGGACCCGCTGACCTTCAGTCAGACCCAGTCCGCGCTCTCGCTGGCGCAGACCGAGATCCTGCTGAACAGCAGCCCGACCACCCGGCCGGCCTGGGCCATGACCCCGGGCGGCAAGCTGATCACCCCGCTGATCGGCTGGTCCCTCTACAAGACGGCCGACCTGGTGAAGACGGCGGGCGATCCCCAGTACCGGCGCGACGGCAAATCGTTCGTTGCGTTCATGGAGGCGATGATGTTCGGAGTGCTGCCGGTGGCGCTGGTGTACGCCGTGCTGCGCGACGAGTACGAGGAGGATGTCCTCAAGAAGAAGCAGAACGTCATGCCGCTGCGGGCTGACGCGACGCTGCCCGCGGCCGTGCTCGATGCGACGTCCAGGATGGGCGTGTTCGGCGTGCTGGGTGAGATCCCCAACACGATCGTCAACCAGGCCACCGCCCGGGAGGTCTCGATCGACTCCCGCGTGTTCGCCGTGAGCTCGCTCATCAGCCTGATGAAGGTGGCCACCACGGCATACAACCAGGACTTCACGATGACCTACGCGACCACGATGCGGCCGTTCCTGCAGGCGGTTGGTGGCAGTGGCTACCTACAGAACTTCGACGCGCTCAACGGTCTCGCCGGGCTGGACAACATCGAGTCGCGCATGGCCCGACGCATCAACGTCGGCAACCACCTGCGCGTGGCTGGCCGGATGAACGGACTCGAGGTGCGGACCTCGAGGGGGTCGACGGTGACCGCCAACCCGGTCCGCCCGCACGTCGTGAACATGGCGCTGGCAGCGTACGCGAACGACGCCTCCGGGTTCCGTGACTCGTACGAGAAGGCGCTGCAGGCGGCCATCAAGGAATACCCGGGCAGCGATCCCTACGAGAAGGTGGCCTCCTCGTACGAGGCGATGCACCCGCTGAAGTCCGTGTTCGCGGCCCGGCCCTCGTCGGCTGAATACCAGAAGATGCTGCGAACCCTGGGGCCGGAGGGTCCCGAGGTGGCCACGGCGATCCGGAACTTCAACGCCTACGGACAGCAGGTGCTGACGAAGCGTGGAGGGTCTGGTATCAAGCCGTTCAACGGAACCGAAACGCCCGCCAGCAAAGTCGACTACCGGACGCTGCTGACGCGCTGAAAGGAAGCATGATCGACAAGGACTCAAAGGAACTGAATTCCCCATGGCGAACCCCTGGGGGCACGAAGAAGTATGCCGTGGTCGTGAAGGACCCGAAGACCGGCGATCGGAGGGTCGTGCGGTTCGGTGATCCGAAGATGGACGACTACCGCAAGCACAAGGATCCGAAGCGGAGGAAGAACTTCCACGAGCGGATGAACTGCGCGAGCGACCCGAAGGCCAAGGACAAGACCCGACCGAAGTACTGGTCCTGCAAGTGGTCTTGGTGAGGTGCTTATGGAGAGGACACCTGAGGAGATGCAGCGCATCCACATCGCGCTGGAACAGGCGGGAACCATCGGCGGCGCCGCGTCGCTCTTGGGCATGACCCGGGATACGTTGGCGAATATCGTCAACGATCATCCCGAGCTTCGGTCGTACCTGGAAGGCGCGGCTCCACCCACCGAGGAGCAGGCCATGGTGAGGAAGCCGATCCAACCTGGCGCCACGACCAAGGAGGTGGTCCAGGTGGCCAAGCAGATGGACGCCGACTTGCGTGCCGGGTTCGAGAGCCTGGGCATGGACGCGGATGCCGTGAAACAGGCGATGAGCTTCAAGGCCTTCGGAGAGCTGCACTTCAAGGACACCCGGCACTACATCGGCGGTGGGATCACGAAGCTGTTCGCCGACCTGATGGCGGAGATTGACGAGATCAGGCGGGAGATCGGGACGAACTCGGACATCGAAGCCCAGAGGATGCTGCGCGAGGACAGGTCTCGGTGTATCCAGCACGCCATCTCCGTGTTCGACCGCGTGCGCCAGACCACCGTTGACGCGGCCATGATCGAGGCGAAGAAGCGTGAGGCGAAGGAGAAGAAGAAGGGCGGCCGACCTGCGTTCGCCGCGCTGATGAGTGTCAACGGCAACGTCACCGTGCAGTCGCAGAATCCTGAAGCGGAGAAGGGTGAATGAACGTCACCGGCCTGATGGTGGTGCGCGGACAGCCTGATGCCCTCGAGCTGTCGCTGCGCTCATTCAAGAAGCACATGCGTCCCGGGTGGAAGGTGCTCGTCTGGATCAACCACGACGACACTGGACCTTCTGACGTGGATCGGCGGTGCCTCGACCTGGCCAAGAGCTTCGACTTCGTCCGCGTCTACGGCTACCAGAGGAACTGCGTCCACGGACATGGCGGAGCCCTGGACGCAATGGTAGCCGTGTCCTCGATGGAGGAGGGGCTGCTGGTCACGATGGACTCGGACATCGTGTTCCATCGGGATCCGTGGCCCGAGGTCACGCGGCTGGCTCACGCCGGCTACACCTGCGTCGGCGCCAGCCTGTACCCTGGGTCGGTGGATCCTGTGCCGGACGCCGGCATGTTCAGCGGCTTCATCTTCCAGCCGAGGATCGACCCGTGCTTCGCGGCCTTCAGGAACCAGGAGCTGCAGCGGCTTAGGATCCACGGCGGCGGATCGTTCCAGTGCCTGGCCGACATCTGCACCAGGAAGTTCTGGGATGTCGGCGCCAAGGTCTACGAGTCCATGCGGATGGCCGGCATGCCGGTTGTCGCCCCGGATGCGGTGGCCAAGGCGGTCGGCCATTGGGGTGGCACCTCCTGGATGCCCGACGATCAGAAGCGGGAAAGGCTGGCCGCGATCCAGGAAAGCCTAGAGATGCTGCGGCGCGAGCAGGGTTGAGAAATTGAAGCCCCGGGCAGAGGCGCCACCATGAGCGCATGCCCGGTTCGGCGATTCCCAGTCTGCGGTGCGTCGTTCAGATCACTCACCGGAGATGCGTCGCCTGGCAAAAGGACGGAAGAGGTTACACCACACGGCAACGCCGCGCCAGTCGCCTACTGGACCTCCCGCTTATGAGGCGGGTGTGCTTGTCGATGCAAACGACATGGCTCCTCTTGTCGTCGACCCGTCTGTGCTTTGCATTCACGTCTTGGCCGACTATCCGAAAGTGGCGCGAGCACCGGGGCGCCGGCTCTCGCCGGTAGGGGCTGTGGTGTTACTCCCGCCATCCTGTCGAAACCGCCAGGCGGGACTCGCATTCTGAAAGTGTGAGCGCGGCAGGATTTGAACCTGCTCCACGTTGTCGTTACGTGTTCTTCGCTGATGCGGCCGACTGACCGCGTTCCACGAACCGGAAACCACCCGGTCACGCGCTCGTGATTGGTGGACCTGGCGGGAGTCGAACCCGCGTCTCTTGCTGGGATTACCTGGAGTTCACATGCTTTTTGCGGGAACCGGCCCCATACTCAGGGGTGACGGCGCCTCCACCAGCCACCGGATTACGCACCGATGACGCTGCGTTTCTCGCTGTTCAGGCCGCGAGCGCCTCACGCTGCTCCGTCCACCCGAACCGAGCCAGGATGGCATCGGCCTCGTCGGCGGTCGGGG